ACCACCGGTTCTTGCCATAGTTTCAGATTTAGATAAGCCATATCTAATAATATCATCACAAATTTTAGGTGGTATTGCAGATGTAAAATACCAATAATAATTAGATATATTCATAAGTTATTGTCTGTATAAAATTCAAACTTTCTTTCTGGTCATTTGATATAATATATGTATTAGTTGATGGAAACATAATAAACATATTATTTTTAAGTTCTATATCCCAACTTCTTCCTTTTCGTCTATTATCATCAAAATATATTTTTACCCAACACTTATCAACTTTAACTCCATAAAGCATTGTAAAGTCTGGTGAGTTTCTAAGATCAACTGGATCTACATTTAACAGTGGTTTTGATGTTTGATTTGGTTTATAAATATCACCCCAAGAATTTTTATTAACAATATTGATATTATAATCAAGACCAATAAAGTCTCTCATATAAGTATTTAACATATCCCAAGTTCTTGAAAATGGAAATTCTTTGTTAGTAAAAGATGATTGTAAAATATCGTTAGTAAGTTTTTCTTGGTCTATCTCAAAACCTTTCGGCATATCAATATCACCATAATACAAAGATTGTTCACTCAGTACTTTCTTTTTCATACCACCACTATATTTATATTATACTAGTAAATTTGTCAAATCCCAAGTTGTATTGTCTTCATTCCAAACATAACTCCAAGCGTGAGTCTCTGCTTCATTTTGTGAAGTTTGTTCTGCAGTTAGTTCTGGAGCATCACCAATTGGTGATTTCCAAGAAGCTGTAGCTAAGTCTTTTACCCAAGATGCATAAGGTTTTGCTTCCCAAAAAATATTATTTTCTGCATCCCATTCATAACCAACACCTGCATAATTACCTCTAAAAGGTGTTCCACCTAAAGCATGTGTATTCATTAATGTGTTATAAGATGTTTGAATCCATAAATTTGCAGGCCAGTTGTTATGTGTTTCTAAATATTGTTGTCCTACTGATTCTGTTTCAACTCCTTCAGAATTAAGAAGGTCTTTGTCATCTACAACTAAAACTTGTAGTACTTCGTTTTCTTCTGATATTTTTGCAAAATGTGCCATAATTTACCTATTGAAATTTATACCTTATAATAACTATACCTGAACCACCATTTCCACCTGGGTTACCAGTAGGTCCGCCAGCAGCTCCACCGCCGCCTCCAGTGTTTGCAGTTCCATTTCCTCCACTTGAATTTCCACCTGAACCGCCACCACCTGGTCCCGGAGATCCTCCGCCACCGCCATCGAAACCACCACCGCCACCACCGCCTCTTACTGTTGGTGTTCCGTTAATTGAAGAAGTTGCTCCGTCACCGCCTGGTCCTGCAGATCCTGGACTTCCAGATGATCCTGCATCAGTTGCGCCACCGCCACCGCCGCCTGCGTATGCACCACCACCGCCGCCTCCGGTTCCGCCATTAGTTCCTTGAGGTGGACTTACAGGAGGTTGATTTCCTGATCCACCGGGTCTGCTATAAGTTGCTCCACCACCGCCTGATCCACCTGGTCTTGCGGGTGGTCCGTCTGCACCCATACCACCTCCACCACCAGCACTAGATATAGGGAAAGCAGTTGAAGTTCCACCGTTACTACCAGTTTCAGGGCCTCCGGCTTTTGCACCGCCGGCACCAACTGTAATAGGATAACTTTGTGCGCAAACTGTTATTGCTGCAACACAAGCACCTAATGGAGATCTTGAATAACTACCAGAAGAAGTTCCAGCTGATTCTCTATAACCACCGGCTCCTCCGCCGCCACCACCTTCGTTGTTAGAACCAGATGCACCTCCACCACCACCTGCAACTACTAGATAGTCAACTTTATTAGTTTCTGCTGCTGCAGATCCTGCACAAGTTACTTCAAAAGTTCCTGGGCCTGTAAAGGTATGTATTTTAAAATCTCCAGATTCGGTAATAGTTCCACCTGTAGCAACCACAAATTTTGTTCCGCCACCAGAACCAAAACCTAGTACTTGGTAACCAAACATTTTACCTCTTCTATTTTGAGTAGTTTTTGTGCTCTTACCTGAAGTAAGAGGGTTTTTTAATTCTCTCATATCTAAATCCCTTATGCGTCGTTAGCCGCGTCAGTAGTAAAGAATAATTTGATACCTAAAACTCTAGATTCACCAGTAAAAGTATCGCCACCAGCTGCTGCGTCTCTAAAAAATTGGAAATAAGATTGCTCACCTGCTGCAGGAGAACCTGCAATAGTAATTGCACCACTTTCTGCTGAAATTTGTTGGTCTTCTACTGTTCCTATACCAGCGTCTGTAACATTAACTGCAGTTCCATATGCAACGTCGATAGTATCACCATCGGCACATGCTACACCTTGTAAACCAAATATACAGTCACCTGTGTTAGTTGTGCTTGGAGACCAGTAAACTTGGTAAGTTACTGTACCTTCGTTCCATGACTTAGGCATTCCTATTGAAAATTGTGTGTATTGTTTTGTACCAGCATCAAAATCAAATACATTTAAATCTGGTCTTGTAGCTGTTGTTTCAACTTGTGCTGCGTCTGCAGGATTAGTTGTAGGTCCAAACATTGCAGTAGCTGGTACCCATATAGTTTCTTTACCAGCAATTTTTAAAGCAGAACCATTACCCTGTAATGTACCTGATCCTTTTGGAACAAGGTTGAGACTTACGTTTGTTTCACCAGAAGCTGTAATACTAGGTGCATTACCTGAAGCAGCGTTAGCTAATGTAATTTCATTAACTGCTGAACCTGTAGCTGTTAAAAGCATTAGTTCAGCCCCATTAGTATCTAAAATAGATGTACCAATTTTAGGTGAAGTTAAAGTTTTGTTTGTTAAAGTTTGTGTCCCTGTAAGAGTTACATCTCCTTCTCCTAAGCCTGTATCAAAAACTCCAGTGTTTGTTGCAACACCATCTAAATAAATTATATGAGTTCTTTTATCATCAGTTGCAAGAGTAACAGTTGCTCCAGAACCTGAAGCTGCTTTTAATTGTACTGTGTATGCACCAGAAGTTGCGTTTTCAATAATATAAAAATTTTCTGTAAGAACAGGAAAAGTTACAATTTGATTTCCAGATATAGAACCTGTTAATTTTATTACTCTGTTTTGAGCTTTACCTGTAAGAGCTCCATCATCTATATCTAAAGGTGTAGTTTGAGCACCACCTGCGATAGATACTTCTAAATATCCACCAGTTAATTGTTCAATTAGACTTAGGTTAGCGTTTGTTTTTGTTCCCCATGTACCGGCGTTTTCACCAGTGGCCATTAATTCTAGGCCAAGATCCGTATAAGTTGATGCCATAATTTTTCTCCTGTGCTCTTTTCAGTTAAGCTACATCTGTATAAGATGTATTACCTGTTATGTCAATATCTTTATATCCTAAAGGAGATAGATTTCCTACTGAAATTGTAGCTTCTAATCCTTCTAATCCTACAACATCTGCAGGTGCTATTGCACCTACTCCAGAAGTTAAATTTGTTGGTGCTGTTAAAGTATAAGCCACTTCTGTTATCACAGATCCTACACTTAAAGTAGCTCCTACGCCTGAAATACTAACTATTAAAGTTTCGTCAATAACAATTTCTCCAACTGCTGTCGTTAAAACTCCTGCACTACTTATACCAACAACGTCTGCTGGTGTTATTGATCCTACTGCAGAAGTTGAACCAAGTCCTGATAATCCAATAACTACATCATCAATAGAAATTGCTCCAACGTTAGATGTTAAATTTGAAGGTGCTGATAATGTAACTGTTGGTGATAATATAATTGTTGGAGAACCAATTGCAGAGGTTGCAGAAAGTCCAGTTAATCCCATAGCATCTGCTACGTTTAAAATAAAATCTCCACCCCACGTAATACCGACATCTCCTGCATCAGAAGAACTTCCCCAACCTTGAGCACCCCATGATGTATCCGGTAATTCTGTTGTTGCTACTCCACTAGATTCAACATCAACGACAACTGTTAACGCTGATTCACCCCAGTTTTCAACACCCCATCCGTCTTGGCCCCAACCTGTATTTATTTCATCTTGAATAGTTACGGCCCCAATAGCAGAAGTTAATCCGTTTCCTGTTAGTGTAATAACTGGGTTATTACTTTCTCCCCATGGTTCTTCGCCCCACTCAGCTCTTCCCCAACCTTGATTAGCTCCTGATATAACTTCTCCCACAGAAGAGGTTGCACTTAATCCAGTTAATGTAATTGTTTGATCGTTTTGTTGGCCCCATTCTCCATCATTCCATGCAAAAACTCCCCATGTATTTGGATCTACTGTATTAGCTTGTCCACCCATTCCTGAGTGATATTGACAATAATAATAAAGTTGTGGTGCTGAGGCAGCGACAGTTATTTGAACTTGTGTTGAACTATTTACTGTTACACCTGTTGTATACTCACTTCCAGAATTGTGTGTACCATCTGATGTTGTAGAAAATTTAAATGGGTGAGCCGAAGGATAATTAAATACATAAGTTCCACCTTCAGCTAAATTTATTGTGTCTTGCTGTACGCCGTCAATAAAATATTTATTGCCAGATCCCGGGTTGCTAACTGTGACTGTGAATGTTCGGGTTACCGACATAAGGACTTACTCCTTATGCTATTCGAACTATAGCTGTTGTTGCTGCTGCCGCTGGGAATTGAACTGTGAATGTTCCAGAAGAAACTGTTTTGTCTCCTCCAAAAGCCACTGCACAAACTGCAGGGTCACCTGTCGCTGTATCATTAAAAATTAAACAACCGTTGGCTGTAAAAGATGCAGACGTCCAAGAGATGTCAGCAAAATCACAAACTGCAGTTGTTGAATCTAAAACTGGTGTGACACTAGTTAAAGCTTTTCCTTTTGCAGAATAAGCAGATCCAGAAGAGTTTGTTATTTCGTTTGATGAACTGTAAGCAGTAGTACCGGCCCCTAAAGTTGCAGAACTTGTGTACAATGCGATGTTAAAAGTGTTTCCAGTCGAAGCTGTAAAATTGTGAACAGCCTTTAAAATTTCTGTTTTAAAAGTGTTACAGATTGCCGATGTTATTGCCATAATTTTTTCTCCTCAATTTACGGAGACGGGGACTTGACTTGTATTCTAACTGTTCCGTCAGTATAATCATCTCGTCTTCGTCTTCCCAGTTGCATTCCTGCAAACTGTTGTATTGCATTTTTATATCTATTTTCATAGTATGTCAACATATCTGTTGGACCTTTTAAAAATGCATATGCCTCTACTAGACATGCATATAATAGACCCTGTGGAAAATATGTACTTAAATAAGTATTGTTATTAAAACCAGTTCCAGACCCAAGGCCATTAGGCATTTTATTATAATAAACCCTAAATACGTAACCAGCGTCAGGTGTAGGAGCTATATACATACCTCCTGATGAAGTATCTGTAGTATTATCAGCACCACCAAACATCGCATAATATTTAGGAAAACCTGTTACATCTTGCGCTGTACGGTCTCCTTCCGGTCCTGTTAATCTATCTGTATATTCTGCTAAATATGTTTGATCTTTTTTTTCTAACCAACTTCCATTACCTGCTGAACTAGAAGTAGAATTAAATACTTCTATACCTCTTATAAATAAACATCCTGCAGGCGCATTAATTGTATTGTCATCAGCAGCTAACGTTCCTTCTTGAACAAATCTTTGAGAGTCCATAGGAAGTTCTTGATAGATTCTAAATTCAGCTGCCATTATAAATTCATCGATGACCGCTTGTGTAAATACACTATCATCCACTTCAGTATAATTTCTTATTGCTGCAGTTAATGTGCTGTAATCGTATTTTTTAACTCCTGACATAATTAACCTCTATCATTTATTGGGCCGTATGTACACTGCAAACCACCACCTGCTAAATATGTGTCAGATACAAAAAACATACCTACGGCAAGAGCTGGAACTAAATAACTATTTTCTTCTGTAACAGTTGTATTAGCGTCATTAACAAAAGTGGTTTGTACCATTGTAACAGGTCTAGAACCATATACTTTAGCTCCTATTGGATGAGAACTTGCTGTTGTTTTTTCAGGACTAACTCCTCTATAAGGAGCTGAAGTACCTCTTGAAA